CAGTAGATGGTGAGGACTATGGACGTTCAAGAGTCGAAGAGTTTCTTGGTGATCTTAAATCATTAGAAGCATTGATGCAAGCTCTTGTTGAAGGTAGTGCAGCTGCAGCTAAAGTTATTTTCACTGTGTCACCTAGTTCTATAACTAAACCACAGGCATTAGCACAAGCTGGTAACGGTGCTATCATACAAGGTAGGCCAGATGATGTAGGTGTAGTCCAAGTAGGTAAAACTGCTGACTTCCAAACTGCATTTCAATTAGCAAATGTTTTAGAAAAAAGATTATCAGAAGCTTTCCTCATTCTCAATGTGAGACAGTCAGAAAGAACTACTGCAGAAGAAGTTCGTATGACTCAAATGGAACTAGAACAACAGTTGGGTGGGCTATTTAGTTTACTTACAACTGAATTTTTAGTACCCTATCTTAATAGAAAAATGCATACTCTTACTAAATCTAAACAGATCCCTTCTATACCTAAGACTTTAATGAAACCTACTATTGTAGCAGGTATTAATGCTTTAGGTAGAGGTCAAGATAGAGATGCCCTTGTACAATTTGTTACAACTATTGCACAAACAATGTGGCCACAAGCTTTGGCTCAATATATTAAACCTGATGAAGCTATCAAACGTCTAGCTGCAGCACAGGGTATTGATATACTTAACCTAGTTAAGACTATGCAAGAGCTTCAAGAAGAGAAAGAACAAGCAGCTGCGATGCAACAGCAACAATCATTAATGGATCAAGCTGGTCAATTTGCTAGTTCTCCAATGATGGACCCATCTAAAAATCCTGAAGCAACACAAGCTATGGAAGCTATGGTAGGCATACCTCCAGAACAAGAAACCGCAACACCACAACCAGTATAACTATGGGAGAAACAATTACATACGATGCTGGTACTGATACAGTATCAACAGAAGGTACACTGACTGCAGACGAGCAAGACTCTCTGCAAGTTGGTGAGCAGATGATGACAGAGCAAGAAGGTTTGCTCGCTGGAAAATATAAATCAGCACAAGATTTAGAGAAAGCTTACCTTGAATTACAAAAGAAACAAGGTGAGGAATCTGGTTTAGGGAAACTAGATAAAGAAACTACTGAAGAAGTTACTACAGAAGAGCCTCAGTTTACACAAGAAGATTTCTATAGTGAAGATGGTAGTGTCAACTATGATACTGCTGCTTTAGCATATGGGGAACAAGTCACTAAACAGTTCAAAGATAATGGTATCGACCCATTCAAAATGAATGAGTATTTTGTTGAGAACAACGGTACACTCTCTGATGAGATGTACACTGATCTTAACAAAGCTGGCTTCAACAAAGCTATGGTTGATTCATATCTTTCAGGTGTACGTAGTGAAACAGGGTATGAGTCAGCTCAAGTTAACGAAGCTCCTGCACTATCAGACGCAGAGGTAGCAGATGTACACTCAATAGCTGGTGGTAAGCAAGGTTATGAACAGTTAATGGCATGGGCTAGTGATAACATATCAGATGCTGATGCTAAAAACTTTGATGAAGTAGTTGAGACAGGTAATAAAGCTGCTGTTACATTTGCAGTTAAAGCACTGTTTGGACAATACGAGGATGCAATGGGACGTGATTCAACACTTATACAAGGTAAAAGATCTGCTCCTTCTGAGGTCTATAGAAGCATGGCACAAGTTGTTTCAGATATGAATGACCCACGCTATGATAGAGACGAAGCATTCCGTGATGATGTCCAGCAAAAACTAGCACGATCTAATCTAAAGGTATAACCATGCCAAAAGGTAAAGGTACTTACGGTACAAAAAAAGGTAGACCACCTAAAAAAATTATCAAAGGAGGTAAAAAGATATGAGTATGAAAGCTACTTACGCTGCTGATAAAGCAAGATACTCAGCTACAGATGAATTAATCAGAAAAGGTAATCTAAAAGATGTTTGGAAAATACACCCAGACAATCCTGATAGATTAAAAGTTAAGAGAAATAAAAAAACTAATAGTGTAAACAAAAATACATAGTGACCCGTGGCGACCTGACAGTTCATCATCGCCTCGGTTAACTTCTTTTACTATTGAATGACAATAACAACAGAATATGGTAAGCAGAATATGTTTGCCAATGAACCCC